GGACAGAGACGGACGGCGGCGGGCGGTCCCGGCCCCGCTCCCCTCGAGCATCCGCCCCGATCCCTCGAGCATCGGATACCGCATCCGATCGGATCGCGGGTGGTGGTGCCCGGGCGGGCGGTCCTGGCCGGGCGGGTGGCGGCGGCGGTGGCGGGGAGGGTCCCTGGCCGCATTATCGGACGCGGGCACCCCCCCGGGGGGGCGTCAGGGCGGCTAAACTTTACGATATAGGGTCTCGGATTTTTGCGTCATTTTTGGTCATTGGAGGGCAATGGGCACCTGATGCAGCACGCAGGCCCTCGGGACCACATTGACATTCCCGATCTCACCCTCTTCGCCCACTGAAGACGCCAGGACCAGATAGGTCTGAGTCTCCATGATGACCGTGGCTGCCGTGTGGATCGTGGCGGGCTTCATCTCCACAGCCTCGCTCTTGTCCATCCACGGCTTGTCAGACCCAGTGATGTCCATCCAGACGAACAGGAACCAGTCTGCGTCCATGGTCACTTGTCCTTTCGGATCTTGGCCTTCCCAAAGAACTCCCGGTTCTTGATCATCTCCAGACGGTTCAGGGGGTCCTTGACCGGATCCGGGCCCTTTTCCATCATCTTGGTGACCTGGTTCTTCCGTTGGCGGTTGGTGGACCCATCAGTATCTGAAGCCGTCGAACCCGATGGTCCTTGAAACGATGTCGAGCCTTTTGACATATTGGTTCCTTTGGATCCTATGGATCATATGGTCTGAGATGGGGTGACCGGGGGTGACTGGGGATGCCCCCCATGCCTTTCCCCCTTTCCCCTCTACCTGGGTCTACTCGGGTCCATATGGTCTATATGTCCCCGGGTTCCCCGCCCCTCCATACACTCACCTACCCCGGTGAAGAGGACAAGAAGGGGGGTGGTGGGGCGTTCCCCACTCGTCACCTCTTACCCTTGTCACCCCCGTCATCCCCGAAGGTATGGTCCGGTAACACCTCGAGCAATTCTTTCATGACCGCCGCTAGTTCTTGATGGCCTGCCTGGTCCAGCAGGTACTGCTCATAGACCGTCACGGCCAGAAAGGCTCTGGCTGCGATCTCGGCATAGGCTTCCTTCCACCCGTCCAGAAGGTCCCGGGCGTGCTTCAGGTTCTTGGGCGACTTGATCAGCCATTCATCCATCGGAGGGCTTTCGGTGGGCGGGAGATGACGTTGTCCATGAACCGCTCTAGTTCGTCATTCAGGGCCTCGTCTCTCTTGGACAGGATGAGGCGGTCCCGGTCGGCGGCCATCTGCTCAGCCCAGTACCCCACGGCCATCGACAGGACATCGAGCCGGTCGTCATGGATCAGGGCACCCTTGAGCCTGGTGACCCGGGACAACTGGTACATCAGTTGGTACTGGAGGGCCTTCTCGGGGGGCAGGGCCTGGGTGGACGCATAGTCCTTCTCAATGACCTTCCGGTCGAAGATCAGGCGGTGGCTGGAGATGACGGGTTCCAGGGTGTCGATGATCCGTCTTTCCTTCTGGATGTTGTGGCGGACTTCTTCGATGGTGCAGGGGTAGATCCGGGCCAGAACCGGTTTGAGCAGGGCCGAGAACATGCCGTCACCGAAGTTGGACTCGACGATGATCTGGTTCACGGATTGGCGGCGGGCGATGACGGACAACTTCTTCAGCGTCTCCTCCTCGTAGCCACCCTTGAGACCACCGGCCTCCAAGACGAACAACTGGCTGTTCAGCATCTTGACGACCGCATAGGCCGTCTCGTCAGTACCTCGGCCCGATGGGTCGATTGCCATGACGGATCCCGTGTAGGGCTGCCAGTCCCCCTGGACCTGCATGGGCCGGTAGTACCGATCCCCGTTGAAGCCCACGTTGGGCAGGTCCTTGTCAACCAGATCGGGAGCGGCGGACCAGATGACCTTCTCCGGCCCCTCATGGTCATTCAGGTTCATGACCACCAGATCGCCCAACTTGAGCGGGTAGCGGTCCATGTCGGACAGGCTGGTGTCCAGCATGAACTGGAGAGCGAAGCCAGCACGCCCGTAGGACGCCTCACGCTCCGCCAGATCCATTTCATCGAATCGCTGTGGGTCGGTGGGGGTTCCCGGCTCGGACGCTTCAGAAGCGATCGTAGGGGCCAGAGAGTCACCTAGGTTCCGGCGGGTCTTCTCGTCGGGGATCTTGGCAGGCCAGATCCGCAGGTCGTACCCACGCTCCCTCAGGACCGTGTAGATCGAGAACTCGGTCTGGGGAGTGCCGAGGTAGGCGATCCGCCCGCCGGGCTTCAGGACCGCATCGAACTCCTTGATGGACTCTGACAACTTGTCACGCATGGTCTGCGTCATCGAGTTGTTCAGCGACTCAACGTCATCGGCCACGATTAGGTCCGCACGGGCACCGGTGATCTGACCCGTGATGCCTCGGCTGGTCACCGACGGAGCGTGGCTGGCCGGAGCCGGACCGACATCGAAGGCGATCTTGGAGTTCCGCTGGTTCTCTCGAGGCCGCAGGTGCCTCAGGATCTCCATCTCCTCAATGAGCCGCAGGGTGAACGTCGAGAAGTCGTCGGCTCGCTGCTTGGACGCCGAGACCACCAGAATGTTCTTCGTGGGGTCCATCAGCAACTGATGGCACACGAACGCCGAGGTGATCCACGACTTCCCGACTCCACGGAACGCCTGGATGCACAGACGCTTGGGACCGTTCTGGAGGTACTGAGCGATGTCGTACTGAATACGAGTCGGCTCAGGCAGCCTCAAGTGGTCCCAGGCGAGGAACAGGAAGTTCCGGAAGTCGGTGAGTCGTGTGTCCATCGTCAAGGACCTGTGCCGGTACCGCCGCCACCGCCGAAGCCACCACCGCCGCCAGGGCCGATTCCGTCGCCCGGGCCTTGCTGAAATGAACCGCCGCCCTTTTCTACCGTTGTCGGGGTGGAGAACAAACGCTGACTGGTGCTTTCTGCGCCAATGGTGAATCGACCACTGTTGGGAATGATCTCCCATCGGCCCTCAATGAACACCGCAACGTAACCGGGAGGGGCCTTGGGAGGTCCTAGCCGGTTCATGATCAGAAATTCGGAACCATCAGGACCGTGTGTGTTGAACTGACTCATGCCACATCCTCCGAGGCCAAAGGACCATCAGGATCTTGGAAAGGGAGGACCTTGGCAAGGTTCACCAGCGGCGACCCTTCTTTCTGGTCCGCATCAATGCCGTTGTCTTTCAGGAACTTGACGGCGACCGAGAGTTCCGCAGGTGACGCCTCACCGCTTTGAATACGCTCAAGCAGAGTAATAGCGACACCAACGTGCAACTCCTCAAGCAACTTGTCGATTCGGCTCATAGGTTGGCCTTTGACATGATCATGGATACGACGGTAGAAGCAACGGCTCCGATCACGCCCGCTGCTCCCATGAGCCACGCCTTGCTGTGTTCCAGCAGACGAATTCGCTTGTCAAGTTTCTCGATGTCTTCAGCATGCATCCTCTGCATACCAAGCAGGGACTCGACCTTGCCTTCCAGACGCCCGAGAGCCATCATGATTTGGTTGATGTCTTCCATGTGACTAGACCAGGTAGAAGCCGCTGGCGTAGATCAGCACTTCGCTGGAGGCAGCGATGTTTGCTTCCGTCATGACCGAGAGGGCGGCGGCGGTGCTTGCTGGGGCGAGGTAGAAGTCGATGTAGACGGTTGAGGATTCGATGAAGGCGAGGAGCGGTGGACTCTGTCTGAATCCGACTTCTCCGCCAACATTGACCACCGAAAAGTTCGTGGCTGAAGATTGGAACGGAAGATCCCGGATTCGGAAGGTTCCGGTGTTGGTTCCACGGTTCACCTGTGACTCGATGTTGAAATACACGACATTGCCGATGCGGGTGTAGGTCCCCCTATTCACCGCACCAGATGCGGCGGATGTGATGTCCGTGGTGTCCAGAAGCAGCAACGGTGTGAAGGTCCCTTCGTCGTAATGGGCAAGGGCCTCATCACCCAAAGAGATTTGGGTGAACGTCGGTGTCTTGGTCCTAAGGTTGATTGGGAAGTTGACCATTGATTACCCCAGAATTTGCATGTGGATATAGGCGTGCTTGTAGGACAAGGAACTTTGATTTGAACCCCCAACCGTGTACGTTCCGATTCCGATGTATTCCCATTGAGTCAGTGCATCTCTGGTCGTAACCAGAAACCCGTTCAAAGTCACATATGCATCTTTGGTATTAGCGTTTCCATTGTTGTCCAAATACCAATTTCCAAACCGCCCGTAATTAGGCCGAGTTTCTGAATTTACCCCAAAGAACTTCAGTTCATTCGTGAGGCCATTTACTCGTTTGAGTGTTGGTAAGCCATCTTCATCAATTGCACTTCCGTCATAACCAACAAGTGTTGCGTAGGCGGCAAAACTAGAACCGACGTTTATGTCGTCCCAGAGGTAAGTCGCTTGCCAGCGAAGAATAATTCTTTCGTTTGCAGTCCGAGGAAACGCAATTGCCGACACATCAATTTGAGACCACGGATACACAGTAGTAAGTGCTACTGTAGACCCGTTTGGAATTGGAGCAGCACCGTCTTCGTAGCCTGTGGGAAAATTGTCTTCATTTAGTAGGTCGTATAACCCATAAACGTAGTCCCCATAAACAAAGCGGAGAGGCTTATTGACATCGTCAAGAAAATTCAACCGCCAAGAATTTGCGCTTGTCGATGAGTCAGTAAGGAGAATGTTGTCTTTGACCTCAATACTCTTGTTGAATACAACCGGATCAGCACTGAAGTAGTCAATGTTTGATGATGAACCGTTGACTACTCCAGTTACCGTAATAGAGTTTGCCGTGATAGCACCTGGAACACTCAGGTCGCCTCCTCCGGTTATGTCCCCACCTGCAACTACGTTTCCGTCGTTGTCTATTGTCAGGACATCTGTTCCGTCATTCTGTTCGACAACGACAACAGGAACATTTGGGGAAGGATCAGCGATTGCCGTAAGGGCTGGAGTGTCCGCATTTGGCATCCGCACTCCATCAGGGTCTACGATGGATCTTGCAATGCCAAAGTTCTGAACGCCGATACGTTCAGTGCCTTCTAGAACCGTAGCACCTAGAAAAATGGCCAGCGTGTAAACGCCAAGAGATTCGGCAATTTGAAAGTCAGAACCCGGCCTTTGAAGGTATCCGTCAACAGAAACAACGTACAGATTTTCATTTGAACCGGCAGGTGTTGGATTGTCTAGGACAACTGTCACTGTTCCCGTCAAAGCAGACAAATCATTGGCCTCAAACGACCACGATTGCGGAACAGCAACACCGGCTCCGTAAAGAGTAAGTCCATCGACATACCCCTTGGTCACTGAATCGGCTTCAAGAGCCGGAGTGCCCATGTTCTTGATTCGACGACCGCCTGCGTTGTAGTTGCCGTCAAAGTCGATGGGAAGCGAGTCGGAACCGGTTTCTTGTGCTTCTTGCGAAAGGTAGAGCAACTGAAGCGTGATCTTGTCCAGATCAGATTCTGTCAGAACCGAACCGTCCTGAAAGTCAACCAATCGAACCGATTCTGCTTCCGTTCGACCTGGAGTCTTGCGGTAGATCCTGACCGTTTGTCCCGCAGTGGCTCCGGTGTTCAGAACCACGTTTCCAGTGCCGGTGTTGACCGTGAACGCTGCCGTGTCCTCGCCGTCAATCTTGACGTAGACATGGGTCTTTTCGATGTATGGAAACGTAATGGCAAAGTCAGTCTGCCCTGCCGTTGCTGAATATGTGGCGGATGTGAGTGCCATTAGTTACCTCAGAATTCAAGGATTGAAGAAATGTCACGGCCTTCTCGACGGAAGGTCTTGAGCATTGTCATGCGGTTGTCAGCCTGTTGGACTTCAGGAAATTCTTGTAGTGCCCGGTCAAGTGCGGCTGCTCTGTACTTGTTGATGACCTTGCGAACCTCGGCAACTCTCGGGCTTTCAAGTTCATCAATTGGATCGGCGGCCATGCTCTGGTATTTGGGCGATCGGATCAGGGTCCGGAGAGCCGTCTTGAGATCCTTGCCCTGAACCCGAACGGACCCGTGCAGTTCGCTCCATCGATCGTGGAACGATTGGCCCTGGTTGTTCCGGTACTCCGCAAGGTTCAGTCCGTTACGAATGACTCGAGGAGGACCGAAGCCGTGTCCGAGAGCAGCGACTTCCTGCATGATCTCGTCGTCCTCAACTTCTGAGTAGGCGAACGGAGATCCGTACCAAGGCCATGGCTGCGACTTCTTGAGTTCCTCACCAAGGACGTTTCGTCGAGGATCAACCTTGCCACCAAGCACGTTTCCGGTCATGCCGTACTTGGCTCGAACCGCATCCAGAACGCTTCGGATTTCCCGCTGGTACTCATCCTGGCCGACGGTCTGACCGGCGGCACCTGAGAACGGCACGAATGAAGCGGCGGTCTGCTGGATGTAACTCTCGCTGAATCTTTCCGGGTCGTTCAGCAGGTTAGCCATTCGGCTGATACCGGTCAGATACGTCTTGTTTGTGATGTTACGAGCCGCCGCAAACACAATCGAAGCACTGATGCTTTCAATTGCCGAGTTCTCCGTTTCGGTTCTGGCTTCCTTCATGGACTCCATCAGATCGGCCACCGAACCAAGGAACGAAGCGAACGGATCGAATCGACGGTACGAGACCCACTTGTCTCCCATGCGAATGCTGTATGGCTGCCAGCCGGTCGCTTCCCAGGTACGACGGGTTTCAGGGTCTCTTGGACCGCCTCCGGACAGGATTCCGTTGGAGAACGCCATGGCTGCGGTACCGAACAACAGGGCACCAGTAGCGGTTCGGCCCACAAGTTCCTCGCGAGTCCTGCCTCCTCGAGACATTCCTTCCGCGACTTCCTTGCTCAACAGGCCAAGACGCCGACCGGTGTTCCCAAGACCAATCTTCGCCAACTCATACGGTGCCTGAACCGCACGATCCAGATAGAAAGCGGTGAGGTTCGTTGGCGTTCGGATGAATGGCAGGAAAAATCGGAGGATTGGGTGCTGATTGACGAGTTTCTGCATCGATCCGCTCATTCGCACCAATGGATGGCGGTCGGCGGTCGTCAACGCTCGGGTGTACGTCACATCACGCGCAACCTCGCGGGCGATGTTCGCCAAAGCCCCGTTTTCTTCGTCCCAGTTCCTCTTCATGTACGCATTGACGTACCGACTGAAGCGACGACGATTACTTGGGTCCGTCAGGTCACCACCAATCTTGTCCATGGCGGCGGCTTCAGCCTTGGCTCTCATGTTCTTGTACGAATAGAACTGACCGTCGTCGATGATCTTGGCGAACTCTGCTTCGACACTCTGAGCCAACGCTTGCGGACCCTTGGCGACAAGGTCACGGTCTTTCAACGCCCGCTCCATCAACTGAGACTTGACCGATGCCCGGTAGTTGATCTGCTTGAAGAAGGCGTCTTCTGCCATCAGGAATCGGCTGGGCAGGTTGAGGACGGTGCCCATCCAGTCCATGGCCTTGCCAGCCACGCTGTCCGGATCGATCCCGGCACCCTTGGCCGAAATGGCTCTGGTGGTTCTGTCGGTGTCCATCTTGCCGACATTGTCCAGAAGATCGTTCTCATGCCGGAAGGTCGCCGACGCCATCTTGAGTGCGTCAGAGAAGTTCTGGAACAGATAGGTGTAGTGCTTGAGTGTAGAACTGGCTTCGGCAAACTGTCCCGTCATGGCGTAGCCGAACGTCTTCTCGAACGGGAGCCAGAACGTCGTAATGGTGTTGGAGGTGATGTTGACCGCATGCGTCACCGGTCCGGACAGGATGGAGTTCATCCAGTACTCGGTGAGCATGTTGGTGAACTTGGCCCGCTCCTGGAGGTGCTTGAATCCGGCACCAGCACCGTTGGCTTCCACCGCCGTCTGGTACTCCCGGATCTGACGGTCGATGGCCTCGCGACCAGCAGCCGCATCTCCACCGCCCATGTCCTCAAGAACGTCGTTGAAGAACTTTGGCTCATCAATGTCCGACACATCCGGCGGAACAAGCCGGTTCTGGGGTAGCGGGGTAACGTCGGTGCCCACCGCCTTCTGAGCGTTCAGGGCCTGGGCGATCCGCTCCTGGTTCCGCTTGACCACGATGGCAAGGTCCTGAGACCGCTTGCGAGCCAGTGCAAACAGGACCTTGTCACGGTCGCTTCCGGTCATCGCCTGGCGAGCCAGATCATCGGTCATCTGGGTGAACTGCTGAAGCAGTCGGCGGGCGACGTTCTGTTGGGCGATGATGGTCTCGACCTGATCGGTCACACCGAGGCCACGCAGGTCATCCGGGTTGAACGCATCGAAACCGGCTGCTTGCAGGTCCCGTGCTGCTTGGTTGCCGAGAGCGTTGGCTTCTTCGACACCGAGGTTCTTGACATCCATGAGTTCCCGTTGGAACGACTCGCTGGAGGTGTTGGTCATCTCCACCAGCATCTTGTCAACGCCCTCAATGTCCGAGAACCTGTCAAGGTTGATGGCGGCACCGTCTGCTGGGGTTCTGGCCCCGTCAGGGAACGGTCCATCCTCAAACGGACGACGCAGCACACCACCACCAACTCGGCGGACCTGCTCGGCGGGCGTCTCCATGTTCCGGACGTACTCGGTGGCCCCAGGTTCATTTTGGGGCCTCAATGCCTTGCTTCGTCGGTATGCACCAACCTCGCTGTCGTCTATTAGACCGCCCTTTGCGGCACTGCCCGTAGTCCGAGTGAATCTCTTGACACCAAGCGGGGCATCGGCATACCGACCCTTGAACATGTCACGGGCAATGCGGTCGTACCTAGCACCACCAAACTGCGACTTGACGATGGTCATGACTTCGTGGGCCATGAACTTTGCAAAGCCAAGCAGGGTCTTGGTGTTCTCTTCCAGATCAATTCGACGCAGCGTGGCGTCCGCCATGGACTCGGCAATCCACTCGTCAATGTTGGAGTACTTGTACCAGTCGTCCAGCGTCAGCCCTTGATTCCGAAGAATGTTGATGCCATACGGAGTGAGTCCGGTCACGCCATCAATGGTTTCAAAGTGCTTTTCGGTCAGCCCGTGCTTCTTCATGAACTTTGCCCGGGACTTCAGGAAGTCCTTGTTCATGGCACGCATGTCCGTCACACCGAGGCGTCTGGTCAGGCTGTGAAAGAGTTCATGGGCAAAGGTCTTGGCAAATGCAGGGTCATTGTTGAGCCTGGTTGCCATGGTGATGACATCATCAGCAACCGAGTACAGACCGCCAGCGTCGAACAAGTTCCGGAATCGGAGACCGAGGGTGTTCAACCAGCCACTTCGGTTCAGCCTGTTGATGATGTTGATCGCCCGCTCACCGTTCTCCCGAGAGAGACGACCTTCGCCCATTTCACGGTTGATTCGGTTCTTGACGGCATCGATTCCTCTTGCAATGCTTTTGTCAGTCCGACCGGCTGATTTTGGGTCCGGCGGATAAGAGGTTTCACCTCGCGGCTTGCTTGGTACCGCTTCATCTTCCGTCAGGCGAAACAGCGACCCGGCAAACTCATCCGGCTCCCCTCTGGCTCCTGCCGCCAGCGGCTCGATGATGTTCCGTGTGACGTTGCCGTCAATGCCGTTGCCGAGAACCAACTTGGCCTGTTGGGGATCTCGAGGGAGGTTCATACCTTCCGGCATGCCCATCAACTTCGCCAGCATCTCCGGAGTAGCCCGCTTGACGCGACCATCCGGAAGCAGAATGCGAACGACCTCGCCCTTGGTGGCCTTCAGTGTGGGTGCCGGGCCGCCCGCGTTGGCCGCATAAGCACGCACACGATCCGTTGAGCCGCCCATGGTGATGATGGGCTTTGAGCCGTCAAGTTCGCCCCGCTCGATCATCCCCTGGATTCTGTTGTATTCCCAGTCCGGAATACCGCTGTCGTTGGTGCTTCCTCGAGCCTTCGGAGCATCCGG